ACCTACGGCGGGATGGGCGACACTAACACCACAGCCTAAATTTGTACTCTGGCTGTTTTAACTTCAACCTTCGAGGTACACATGAACAAGATGAAAATTGCAGTATATAGCCCCGGACGTATCTCTTACCGGCACACTGAAACCGTAACCGACGGTACGTCTGATCCACTGTCCATTGAGATCAACGATAAGCCCGCCATTGTTGTAGTGCAACCCGGGACCAGCGCCAAGGTGCAGTACAGTATTAGCCATCCTGATGCTATCGACAGTGAAGCTGGTATCTGGGTTGATTGGCCAGAAGGCGACGTAACGGTACTCACCGCTGCTTCCATTGAAGGGGCTGTTACTGCATTGCGCCTCGTCAGCACAGGGGCCAGTACATGGGAGGTGTCTAAATGAGCGTATGGCATCCTCCTTGGACGAGAGGCAGCTTGTTCAGGTCGGTCTGGGGTAACAGCCCGTTGGGCTCTGAGCTGTTTTCTCCTCTCTCCCTATTCGCCAACGGCGAACAAGGCGCATGGTACGACCCCTCCGACCTGACCACCCTCTACCAAGACGCCGCAGGCACAACCCCTGTCACGGCGGACGGTGATCCTGTTGGGCTTAATGAAGATAAATCACCTAATGCTCTCGATTTGTCACAGGGCACGTCTACAAGTAGGCCAACCTATGATCTCACTTCAGGCACTAGTTCCGAAGAATTTGACGGCACTGATGACTTTCTGAGAAATACAACTACGAACTTTACAGTGACAGAGTTTTCGGTATTTGTGGCATGCACGACAAACGATCCCGCCAAGATAGCAGGAATATTTAAGGCCGGAGACAATGCGCTATCATCTGCAGACAAATTTATCCTGATTCGCACAGGAAACACGAGCGGCGTTTCGGATGGACCCTATAGAACGAGTTCCTTTACGTTCGGAAGTGGCGTCCCTACGGTTGTTGAGATTCACTATTCACCGACATCTATTGAATTCATTCAGGACGGGGCAATCGTATCTACGCTTTCCGGAACTTTCGGTTCAATTCCAATAACCAATGACATTATTGTTGGAAGCGCCCTACCTGCCGGACAAAGATGGAATGGCAAGCATTATGGAACTGTCTTTATTGGTAGGAATCTAGGTGAGACCGAAAGGCAGTCTACTCGCCAGTATCTCGCCCAAAAAGCTGGAATAACTTTGCCATGATCATATCAGCCTACAAACATCGCGTAACCATAGCCGCTCCAGCCTCCCTGCTCACCGAGGCCAATCACCTCGCCTGCCTCATGGGCGAATCCAGCGCAGACATCGAAACCTTCCGTCAGGCCACCTACACCAACGGCACCACGGATTACGCCGTAGCGCACACAGTCTGCAAGCCAGTCGTCACCGATGCCCTGTCAACCATGACGCTACCACCTGACCCAGATCACGTACCGCCTGAGTACGACCGCACACAAGCCGAGGCCGCTGTGGCAGCGATACAGTCGGGGGAGATTCTGGTGGCGGTTGATGTTAATCCGCATGAGCAGTTTAAGGCTTGGGGGCTGGAGGCGGTGCAGGTACAGTCTTAATCTTAAAACCTTTCAGGAATGCGAGGGGGTCCTTGTGGCCCGTACCAATAGGAGATACTATGAAAGATCAACACAAGAAGATCAGTGGGTATCGTGATCTGTCGCAGGCAGAGATCGACCTTATGAATAAAGCGAAGCGGCTGGAGGCAGAGGTACTTGTTCTAGTGGATGAAGTTAAACATGGTCTTGTTAAGGCCGGGTACGAGCCAGAAGAGGCAGAGCGCACTGACCGTGCCCAAGCACTACGCTGGAATAGTATTGCCCGCACAGACATCGAGACAGGGTTTATGGCCCTAGTTCGATCAGTGGCTCAGCCGCAGCCCTATAAAGGGTAAATGTTAAAACGGGTCAGAGGTACGAGGGGGTAATTCATAGACCAACGCGCTCTGATTACCCCCATAGGGCCTCCAGCGTGCCGCCTGTGAACCGCCTGAGCTCATCGATTGCCGGGACGGGTACGCCATGTGTCCAGCTACTAGATGAAGGGAGACTTCTGGCTGCCTGTGGTGCGCTGCAGTGGCCTGTAATGGCTACCTGTGCATTGCCATGGCTCCGCTATGGAACCGCCACTGTAGCCGGCGAGAGGCACGGACAGTGCCGCAGTTAGATACTAGTAGCACAGGCAGCGCCATAGCTCCGCAAGGTGTACAGCGGAGAGAAGCGGCTAGTATCTATCTTCTCTTTGCATCCCTGCCCTGTTCCTGCCTTGTCTCCACTCCCTGCAGAATATAGAACTACCAATAGCTCTTAAGTTCCTGTTTTATTTACGTTTTATTTAACCCTCACTGTAGGAGAAACAGAACACAGAACTACCAATAGCTAATCAATGTCTATTATTTTTCTAATGATTTCATACACTTACAGAAATCCTGCAGTAATCTTGTATCTGTATATAGAATCAGTACTAGCAGAATAGTAATAGAATCAATAAGTTAGATAGACAGACAGAAAGAATAGATATCTAGAAAGTCTAAAATATCTATATAAAACAGATAGATACAGAGAAAGAACACAGGCAGATATACGGCATAGAACCGTAGAGCTGTCAGTAACTATCTGTATTTATTGAAGAAATAAAGAAAGTTAGAAAATAATTGCAGAAAGAGCTTGCACACAGTCTCATCTATGTGTAAATTATGAATCATCCAATACGGATACGCTCTTTAACAACTCGCTTGCCTTTAGAAAGTCTTTGGCTTTCTTATATCTAACTCCCTGCAGTTAGTGCCAGCCTAGACAATACATAATAGTTATCTAGGTTGAGGACATGAAACGGAACCGCTATTAACGGCGGATACTCCGAAACGAAAGTTTGCACTGACAAGAAAACAGGGAGTTGACACACGGTAAGCAAGTATGAGAGAATAGCACCATCGACTGGCGAACATTCGGTCACTCTTTAACAATTCGGGTTAGTGAAAGTTTCTTTCTAGTGTATCGTTCGGTTAGCCGAGGTACGTTAGTAAAGCGACGGATGACCAACTGGCGTAGCTATGACACCGCCCCTGACGAAGGGAGTGACTGATTCATGGGAAGTGCACGGTTGCAGGTATCGACTGCTTGAAAGCGTATTATTTGCTGATCGTAAAATCCGGAGATGAGGGCCGGCACAATACGGGAAGGAATAAGTATCTAATCTGTTCGAGAAAATGCGCGCAGTAATGAGGTGTCACGAGCCGTATCCAATCCGTAGCGCGCCACAATACCATTCGGTTTAGGCTGGATGGATATTGCTGCAGCTTTCTGCCCTTTGTCCATAGTAGGCAAGGGGCCATTAGAAAGGGCATTCAATACCGAGTGCCTTTTTCGATGAACTCAACTAGAACAGGTGAATTATGTCTATCGTAATGACTTTCAAAACCGTTAAGCAACTGGACACCGCAATCGATCAGATCATTGTCGGAGCGCGTAATCAGCGAGAAATGATTCAGCAGATTGCCATTGGCATTGTAAGCCATGCTGCTGGCAAGGGATCAGGCAACGTGACACGGGCCAAAAAGCTGGTAGATGGTTTGGGTGCTGGTGTGCGCTGTGATTCTCTGGTCGCTTGGTTTGCCAAGGTGGGAATCAACTTCGATCAGGAGGGCAACGTGTCACTGGACAAGTCCATGCTGACCGTGGAGAACTTCAACGAGGCCAAGGCGGTTAACTGGTTCGAGGTCAAGAAGGCGAACCCGTACAAGGGTTTTGACTTCAAGGCAATGTTGATCAAGCAACTGAAGCAGGCTTATCAGGCCAGTGAAGCGGCTAAGGATGCCGAGAAGGCAGACAAGGTACACATGTCCGACAAAGAGCTGAAGGCACTGGAGCAGTTTGTTCAAAGCCAAGTAGGCGCTGCAGATATGCCCAAAAAGCCGGATAGTCTGAAGAAGAACACCGGCACTGTTACCGCCATGGCCAAGAAAGCGGCTTAATACTAGGCCGAGGGTATTACAGAAGGCATTCTTCGGAGTGCCTTCGATAATACCAACCGAAATGTACAGCAGGAGAACAGCATGTTACGCATTGGCTACAATGATCAGGAATTCCAGCTGATCGACCCAAAATCAAAGAAGCCCGTGTTCAAGGGGGATAATGTAATTACCTTTCGGGGTGAGCTGGTTGAAATTGTGTCCGCAAGGGCTCCGCATAGGCCGGGAAGCTCTGGCTATGTTACTGTCAGGGATTCCGATGGGGTACACCGTGAAGTATACGCCGGTGTAGCGAGCCTTGTGTGGGAGGCACTGTAATAAGGTACAGCGGCTTTATCGGGCCATCCTATGCCAACGTATAGGGTGGCCGAGTAAATCCACTGGAGGGCTTCTGAGGCTCTCATATAGCAGCTCTAAGGGGGATCTATGTCTAACCGCCGTTCTGAGTATTACGCAGTAGTAAACCGTCTGTTGAATCTGGTCAGAGAACAGGGGTATTCCCTTGTCGAGATTACAGACGAGGAGGAGTCCATCTTTGTCTCGTCTGATTTCACAGATGATCAGATAATCAAGCTGGCCTTGGATACTGAGACAAGCTCGCTGACTTTTGTGCACCCTGATATAGCCGAAGGGATACACGGGAGAACTTTGTCTTTCTGGCTAGTACAGGGTAACGCTCCTTATGAGCTTATTGCAGACTTCACCGATCACGGAATTGCTGAGCGCATCGCCGCTGATATTGACTCGCATTTTTATTGATCCCCGGGGGATTTATGACTATTGATCCTGTAGTGCCTGTAAGTAAAACCGTGTTTCTGGCTGTATTTGCTGAAGCTAAGCAGTCCAGCGACAAGATCAATGACGCCACTAGCCCGGTGTATGAGGTGGCTGAAGCTACCACGGAAGAGGACGGCTTTTATCTGGACTTCAATGGCCGGTATGGTTTCATTGTGAAGCAAGACGGTGAATTGATCGCCCTTTTCAGCATGGTCCGCCGTTCAGGTGATGAGCTGGTGAAGCAGGCCATCGAACGAGGAGCAAACCGTCTGGACTGCTTCGACGGGTACCTCGTCGGATTCTATGAGCGGAACGGTTTCATGGAAGTTGACCGGGTAGCTAACTGGACACCGGGACAGCCGGATGTCGTATTCATGCAGCGTGTGTTTTGAGGTGCAATTATGTCTAATGTACTAGGTATTGACGTTCTTACAGATGATCAGTCATTGCTCATAGTCGAGCTGGCTGATCAGCCTGAAGTGTTTAGCGTTCGGGATGCAGGGGTGTACAAGGAGGATGTGAACTACTCTCAGGTACACATAGATACAAGCTGGACAGAGGAGGAGCTAGAGGAGTGGCTGTATTCTCACAGTAAAGCGGACTATGTAGGGGTGTTCCATGCTAGATAGAGACGATTTCGAGATCAAGCGGAGCCCAGCCCGTGTAAGCTGGCACATCATGTTCCGGGGCGTCTTCATTGAGGCCCGGGATACCAAAGCAGAAGCAGCGGAGCGTATCGAAGAACTCCGCAAGGTGGCATGATATGAAAGAGGTCGAAGCCTACGAGGCAGTAGACGGAACACTGTTTTCTGACAGTCAAAAAGCACTGGATCACGATCTTGATTGCATAGGACGTGAGTTCGACGGGCTACTTCTCACTGCCATACAGGCGACTGGCGGGCATATAACTAGGCAGGATCAGCACAACATGTGCCTCCATTTACTCAACAACCGGGCGGCAGTACGGGACATCATACATCGCCTTTCCTACTACCTCCAAAGCGAGCAGGTGACAACATGAGAAAGATCACACGAGACGCAGTTAATGCTTTCAGGAATAATGAGGACTTCAGGCAGGGTAACACTGAGGTGGCGTGTAACATCTTCAGGGATGCTATGTACCTGCATGGTAACCTGATTGCCTTCCGTGATGCCGACGGCCTGCATGTAAGCTCTGCGGGCTGGGAAACAGTCACCACAAAAGAGCGCCTTAATGGCCTGCTTCAAGCTGAAGGGTGCCAAGGTATCTACCAGAAGGATTTTATATGGTACTGGGATGACGGTACAGAGTTCAGCTCAGGATGGCAAGTAGCTAGAGCGAAACACCATGCCGGTCTATGAAATCCTACCCGCTGCAGTACAAGCGGGTGCCCCATTGGTTGCGCTGGGTCTGGTTTACTGGGCCTGTTTCTTTAGATTCTAGTTAGTTGAGGTGCGTCATGTTACGCTCTGGAATTGTATCTGAGTTCTTTGGTATCGAAGACAAGGAGCCACTAAGCCGAGATGAGGCGCTGGCTATGCTCCGCTCCGGTGAGTGCCGGGTAATGCTTAGGGTCGAGTCTAGGACAGAGGCTCCCGGCCAGCGTTTTGGTGCGTACAACAACGGGGCAGTGGATCGCTGTATCCATGATGTATTTGGAACCGGCGATGCTGACCTGAGAGACACTCACCCTACGCCCCACAATGACGCAGGCTTAGCCGGACCTTGGGGCGACCTATCCCGGGACGAGGCCACGAAGTACCTGTTTGGATTCGACAAGTTCGGCCAGTACAAGAACTGGTTCTTCGTAGAGGACCGTCTGAAGGACGAGGAGGAGTACTCTGTCATTGGCGTATACATCGTCTCGAAAGAGTTCAGCCATGCCGGACAGTTCCAGATGATCGCACACAGGGATGAGATGATTCACCTATGTGATTTAGCATTAACCTATAAGCTCGACGCTACCCTACAAGAGCTATACGATGCACAGGAGAACAGCAATGCAGGACACAAGAGAAACTGCGGACAATCAGCAGCCCACTGCGTACCAGCTCGGCAAGATGTTCTACCGGGCCGGACGTGAGTACAATCCATACCAGCCAGCTACCGAGGCGTTCACAGACTTCTGCCGAGGTAAGCTGGATGCCGAGGAGGAGTATGAGCTGGCTGCTGAGATCAGTAGCTGGGAGCAGCCAGAAGAATAGACCCTCACTGTAGCAGACAACCAAACAAACCGGGATTCGAGGTGGCGTACAGCCTGAACTCTTCGGATTCCTAAATCCACCACCAACCCACGCACAACACCAAACACACATATCCCGGGCAATCCGCCCATCTCTACACAAAGGTACTACCATGACACATGCAACTAGCTCTACCCTGTTCGGTGCCGGCCTGAACGGCGACCGCACACCAGTGTTCTTTGAGCGAGCACTTAATCACTGCTATTACCAGCTTGAACAGAAGCTAAAGCAGATCAGCATTACTCCGCACAAGTTCAGGAAACAACTGAACAAAGACAAGGCGCGTCTCCAGCGTGAGGCTGAATTCATCGAGCGTAAGCTGAGGGAGTTCAAGTGATGAGCAGCATTCCTGTACGTGAGATCATTAACGCAGACAACCTGAAGATTCTGTTGCAGTTCCTGAAGGACAACTACGATATGGTTGAGCGTCAGCTTGACATGGAGTCCTTCTGCAGTATCAGCGCGAACCCGCAACGAGTGGCCGAGAAGATCGACCAATGGGCAGGTGATACACCTTGCGGCACTACTCTGTGCCTCGCTGGATGGACTGCAGCTATTCCTGAGTTCCATAAGGAAACTCTTAGGTTCCGGGACTATTCCCGATTGATTGACGAGGTGTACAGCAAAGAGAATTTCGTCTTCTCCTACCTGTTTAATTCAGACTGGGATAACTGTCTGGATGATGGTATCAGCCGCATTGAACGTCTTATCCGTGCAGTAGATGAGGAAGATGAGCGGTTCATTGAGTACCTGAGAGAGTACTCCAGCCTGCTGGTGGACCTGTATGGAATAGACGGCGATAATCTCTGGGAGTCTTCTATTGACGAGGCCCCGGATGATGTAGAGATCGACACGCAAGAAGAGGCACTGGCCGCCTTCCCACTTTACGAAACACCTGACTGGTTCTGAGGAGAGCGATATGGAAACTACACACGGCATTACGGCAGGCGACAAGGTACGTATCCTGATTGGCGAGGGCGACAGTGCACGCTATGGTATGGCCGAAGAGATGCAGCATGTTAGAGGTGAAATTGGAACGGTGCGATGTGTATTTAATGATCGTATTAGTGTGTCTCATCCTACATTCACGTGGTCATACGACTACAAGCCAAGTGAGCTGGAGAAGGTGAAAGAGGAAGATGCACACGTTATCCAGTTCAAAAATGGAGACCGGGTTAAGATCGTAAGTCAAGGGGCCTACGGAAGTAACCACCTGATGGACGAGGGGCTCAACGGGTACGGCGAGGTTAAGGAGGCGGAATACCCCGGAACATCGGGCCGCTCGGCTCATATTCTGGTCGCCCTAGACAACGGGCTAGGCAATCACATATACGACCACCATGAGCTGCAGGCTGTAGTGGTGCTACGGGGAGCAAAGGCTGATTTTGCTGTTGTGGACGATACTGTTCCTGAGAAGCACATTCAGTCACACGATGAGCTGGTAGCAGAGAACGAGTCTCTGGAGAAACAAATCAGGAAGCTGGAGGCCCGGGTAGAACGTAAGAAGGAATTCCAGCGCCAGAATGTACGCAAGATTGCTGCATGGCAGGTTATTCTGGAGAAGTAACAGAGCTGGCACAGGGACGTGCCATGCAGCCTGAACTCATCAAATCCTTAAACACCTAGAATTTTGGAGTACATATGGACGAAACAGAAGAACAGGAAGAGCCAGTAATGAGAGAGCTGACCGGTGAACTGACCTTCGAAGGGGACTTCATCGACGAGCAGTGGGAAGAAGGTTACGATTACTAAGAGGTGAGGCATGTCAATACCTTACAGCGAGTGGCTACAACAGGCGCAACGACTACCAGAAGGCCGGTCAGCCCGTGTAAGCCACGACTGCGGGGAAGGCAGGCCCATGATCATAGAGCACACGGCAGAGGGGTTCAGATGCTGGTGCCATCGTTGCCACGAAGGCGGGTTCAAGCCTCGCGGCCAAAGAGCCCTATCGAAAATCGTAGAGCGGTGGAACGCCGCTGCAGGTGATCACAATGATTTCAAGATTATACTCCCTCACGACCTTACTAGGCGTGATCTCCCTTGGCCTGCTGTACGTTGGCTGTCGAAAGCTGGCATCACGCAGCGCCTCATGGCTGAGTACAATATCGGGTACAGCCCTCGTTATGGCAGGGTGTATCTGCCTGTGTATTCTTCTCCCAATCGGAGTGGTGTACGGCGGCTTGAGTATTATCAGGGACGGGCTGTACACGATGGTCAAGTTCCTAAGTACCTCAACCCGAAGGTCAACAAGTCGAACCTGGTCTTCTCAAGCAGAAATCGACCACCGGGCTCAAGCACTCCGAGAGAAAATAAGCGAAGCCAGACGGCAATCATCACAGAGGACATCCTCTCAGCAATTCGCGTTGGAGAGGTGCAAGGTGCAGCAGGTGTTTCAATCCTTGGAACGTCACCTAGCCCGGGCCAGATCAACTACCTCTCGACCTTCCGCTCCTGCCTGATATGGCTCGATTCGGATAGCGCCGGCCAGAAGGCAACCCGGCTGCTGAAGAGAAGCCTTGAGATGATAGGCCAGCCATATCGGGTGATGACCTCAGAGCGCGACCCGAAACTATACAGCCACAGAGAACTTCAGGAGATGTTATGGCACAAGTTGACCTAACTTGTCTCCGTATTCTGCGAGAGCGGGAGGATTACGACAGGCTCAGGAGAATCATACCTGAAGCTCTGCTTGATCCAGCAACCGACACGATACTCAAAGACTACGGCAGGTATTTCAAAGACAACCCAGATGAAGAGAGGATCAACCTTGAATCATTCAAGTCTATGTTCTTCGGGTTCTGGCATCCAAAGCTAAGCCCTGAACAGAAGACGCACTACAGTCTGGTGCTGAAGCAAGCCCTGAAGGAGTCAGTGCCAGACAGCATACGCCAGAACTTCGTATCGAACATCGTTGAGCAGGACTATGCTGCCAAGATGGCGGAGCTACTGACCAAGTACAACGACGGCGGGGATGTCAACATCACCCGAGAGATCGCTAAGCTGGTAGAGAAAGCTGAGCTTGATCTGGAGAAGAAGAGCGACATTCAGTTCGTTGACGATGACATTGGTGACCTCCTATCCGCAGATGAGGACGTGAGAGGCGTCAGATGGCGTCTGAGGTGCCTTCAAGAGTCTATCCGACCGATGGCATCAGGTGACTTTGGACTGGTGTGTGGCCGCCCTGACACGGGCAAGACTACATTCCTGACAGACAACCTCACGTACATGGCACCTCAACTGCCGGAAGCATTCCCTGACCGGGAGGAGCCATTCATACTCTGGCTGAACAACGAGGGGCCCGGGCGAAGGATCAAGCCCCGGCTGTACCAGTCTGCTGTTGGCCTGTCCCTGCCTGAGTGCGTAGCACTGCACAAGAAGGGAAAGCTGGTTGACGCCTATGTCAAGGCAGTAGGTGCACTGAACCGCATCAGGATTCTGGATATACACGGATGGAACCACTACGATGTAGAGGATGTGATCAAGCAGACAAGGCCCTGCATCATCGTGTTCGACATGATCGACAACATCAGGTTCGCCGGCATGGCACAGGGTTCACGTACTGACCAAGCACTTGAGGCTATGTATCAGGAGGCAAGGGAGTGGTGCGTAAAGTACGACGCAATAGGACTCGCCACAAGTCAGATCAGCAACGAAGGAGACGGGCTTCTGTTCCCTACTATCTCAATGCTGAAGGACAGCAAGACCGGCAAGCAAGGCGCTGTGGACTTCCAGATAATGATCGGACGCAGCAATGACTTCAACTCAGAGAGCCTTCGTGGCATCGGCGTAGTGAAGAATAAGCTCAGAGTTCCGGGTATGCCGGGTGACCCACGAGCTGAAGTCTTCTTCGACGGCAATGGCGCAAGGTACATGGATGCAGACTGATGATAACTATTGCAGAGAACTCCACTGACAGGCTGACTGTCCGGGTGACCAAAGATACGGGCAAGCAGTCAACATTCAATAACGTGGTCGATGTAAGGTTGGCCGATGGCCGGGTATATATACTCCGAATGAAGAGCGGAGCTGTGTACACATACCCAGCCACCGCAGAGCTGAGCATAAGGGATAACCGATGAGCTACTTAGTGCTAGACTATGAAACGAACATCCTCCGGTACAAGAAGCGCAAGGCTTCTCCGTTCCACCCAGACAACAATGCACTAATCGTAATCAACAAGGAGTTCAAGAAGGATGTAGAGGTTCGGTTCCTGCCGGCCTACTATAGAGACTTCAGCACTGATCCCAAGCAGTTCACTATCGGCATCAAGCCCGGTACTACCCTGCTTGTCGGTCATAACCTCAAGTTTGATCTGCTGTACTCATGGCACCTCGACGAGCTACAGGACTTCCTGAAGCGAGGTGGCCGTATCTGGGATACCCAGTACGCTGAGTATCTACTCGAAGGCCAGTCCCTTGAGTCGCAGATGTGCAGCCTTGATAGTATCGTGGAGAAGTACGGCGGTGCACTGAAGCCTGACGTTGTGAAGCAGCACTGGGATCAGGGCATCGATACACCGGACATCCAAGAGGACATCCTGCAGGAGTACAGCGAGGGCGACGGTGTGAACACAGAGAAGGTGTTCCTCGGTCAGCTCAAGCGAGCAATGAAGCAGCACCCTAACTTCATGGAGATGCTGAAGCTCCGTATGGACGGCCTGCTGGCTACTACAGAGATGGAGTACAATGGCCTATGCTTGGACGCAGAGAAGGGCGAGACGCAGCGACAGGAGCTGCAGGAGCGCCTTGATAAGCTGGACGCTGACCTGTTGCAGTATATCCCTGAGCTGCCTCCTGAACTTGAGTTCAACTGGGGCTCTCGATTCCACAAGTCCTTTCTGATCTTTGGCGGATACGCCAAGTATCAACGCTGGACTCAACACACTGATCCAGAAACGTTGGAGCCGTTGTATGCGAACAAGACTGAGAAGTGGCCTCTATTTGATGGACAGCCCATCGTACCCGATGCAGGATGTGAACTGGGAGCCGATCAACTCTACTACAGAAGACGGGAAGACGACGGTTGTCTACAGGCACAGGACACTTATAAGAGCGGTAAGAATAAGGGCACGGGGAAGTTCAAGAACGTCACAGTGCCTGACTACGACAAGCCCAAGGGCTCGAAGCAGGACTACAGCTTCAAGTTCCCCGGGTATACTCACGGTGCGGAGAAGTGGAAGGCTGCAGGGGAGGACGCTAAGGGCGGCCCTGTCTATTCTACAAGCTCAGATGTCATCGAGGCACTAGGTAACCGGAACGTACCTTTCCTGCAGTTACTGGCCGAACGCCAGAAGATCGACAAAGACCTCGGCACATACTACTGGAAGGAAGACAAGAACGGCGACCGTAAGGGCATGCTCACCCTGATCTCAGAGTTCGATGGACGTATCCATCACAGCCTGAACCACACGAACACCGTGACCACCCGGCTATCCTCCTCCGATCCGAATTGTCAGAATTTAAGCAGAGGTGACAAGTCCACAGTCAAGGGACTATTCGTCAGCCGTTTCGGTGAAGACGGAGAGATGGGAGAGATTGACTACAGCCAGCTTGAGGTCATCGTACAGGGCTGGCTCAGTGGCGATAAGCAGCTCAGAGAAGACATCCTGAATGGGATTGACTTCCACTGTAAGCGATTGGCACAGAAGCTCGGAGAGGATTATGCAGTCGTCAAGCAAAAAGCAAAAGATGAAGAACACCCGGACTATCCCGTATACTCAGTCATGCGAACAGGAGTCAAAGGCTTCTCGTTCCAAAGGGCGTATGGAGCGGGCGCAGCGGCGATTGCTGAAGCGACAGGACTGGGAATAGAGGAAGTCGAAGAGCTTATCGAGGCAGAGCGTCAACTGTACCCGGGCATTGAATCCTTCAACGAGGACGTGTCTAAGCTGGTACACAAGAGCCGCCGAGAAAGCGACGATGTGCTCTATACCAAGGCCGGTATCGCCAAGGTAGGTGTAGGTTCATGGTTCGCACCGACTGGGACCAAGTATACCTTCAGGGAGTCTGAGGCACCTGAGTTCCTGCAGAAGCGCGGCCAGCGTACATCGTTCAGCCCTCCCGACCTGAAGAACTACCCTATACAGGGCACAGGCGGTGAAGTTGTCCAGATGGTACTTGGTAAGCTGTTCAGGCTGTTCCTGAGCAATGGCAGGTACGGCGGCAAAGCCTACCTTGTGAATACCGTACACGACTGTGTGTGGTTCGATTACAAGAAGGAGGTCCGCGATAAGGTACTAAACGACGCAATCCGCGTGATGCAGGCTATACCCCTGTTCCTACAGAAACACTTCGACATTGACTGCGGAGTAGTATTCCGCGTTGACGCAGAGTACGGCGACAACATGCTGTCCCTGCACCACTTCAATTCAAAACATTACATCAAGTGAGGACCTTATGAGTATCCGTACCCGAGTAGCTATTATTCTCGCCCGTGCAGCTTCCGCATTTGCCCGACGCTGCCTAAAATCTATCCAGTGCAAGATTGCAGACAGTAATAAACAATTCGCCTGCATCCACGAGGAACGCCGGGATGCACAGCAGCGGGCAGAGGCAGAGCGTATCCGAAAGATCGACGAGGCAGCTAAGCAGGCTGCTATCCAGAAGGAGCAGGCTGACAAGATTGCAGCAGCACAGGAGCTGAAGCTAGAGGATAAATCCAGCAAGTACTATGCTGACCTGTATGAACTAGAGCAAGGTACTGGTATCAAGCTCTGATAGCGTACAGCCTGAACTACTCAAATCCCTGAATACCCTAGAATTTTTACGGAGATTACCTTATATGACTACGCCGAACATTGATTTTGACGCCATTGCAAACGCAGCCGCAGAGAGCGAAGACCAGACGAAGATGAAAGAAGGCGGTGGCGGCTTTGACCGCCCGGTTCCGCCAGCAGGCCGCTGCACTGTCCGACTGCAACAGTACATCGAGCTTGGCAAGCAGCCCTCGAACAACCCTAAGTACAAGCCCGCCGAGCAGGTTATGCTCCGCTTCGAGGTCAACAGCCCTAAGCACCTGATCGAGCTGGATGACGGCACCAAGATTCCGAACCAGATCACCATGCGTCTGCCGAAGGGCGGCAAGACATCCAAGTATGGTCGCCTGTTCACTGCACTGAACTACAGTGGAAAGTTCAGGCACTTCGCCCAGATGGTCGGCAAGGGTGCATGGCTGGCAGAGATCACTCACAACGTAGTGAACGAAGGCAAGGATAACGAGAAGACCTACGCCAACCTCGACAAGAACAAGGCGTGGACATTCACGGCCCCTGCGTTTGAGAATCCGGCTACCGGCGAGGTATCTACTGTTCCTGTACCTGAGCTAGATGGTGATCCGCAGGTGTTCATGTTTGAGAATGCGGGCATTGGTGACGCAGACTACAAAGCTCTGTGGGATGCCCTGTATATCGAGGGTGAGCACGAGTCTGGTGACAAGAAAGGCCAGAGCAAAAACTGGATTCAGGAACTGATTCAGGATTCCCTGACCTACGACACCAGCCGCCTGAAGCAGATCGTTGAGGGTAACTCTGCCGCAGAGCTTGAGGACCTGCCCATCGACGGTGACGAAGAGCTAGATGACGAGCCGGCCAATGAAGAGAAGAAGCCTGCCAAGAAGAAGGCCGAGAAGAAGAAAGAGCCTGAACCTGAGCCCAAAGAAGAACCTGAAGAGGAAGAGCAGGAAGACGATGAGGACCCCCTCGTAGCTGCCGGCCTCGCTTAATCTGAAACCCTAGAACCGGGGGCGGCTTCGGCTGCCCCACTCAGGAGACGATATGAATATAGGTGGCGTTAACCTCGACGACCTTGAGCTAGACAACAGTGACTTCATTGTTCCTGATGTTGTTCCCGGTCGAGTACTTAACTGTGATGCTGACATTGTGGCGTACAACTGCGCCGGCAATGACGACACTACCCGAGAGGAAGTGGTCTACAACATCGAAGCAGAGATCAAGAACAAGATGCAGCAGGTAGGTGCTGATCATTACATCCTGCACCTGACAGGCACTGGATCAGACAAGGGCAATCGGCATGATGTTGCCTGTGTCCGCCAGTACCAAGCATCACGAGTAGGGAAACCCAAGCCAAGACAGCTTGAGTTTGCGCGCAAATACATGGCTACCAATCTGAAAGCGGCAGTCCACATGGACCAAGAGGCAGACGACGGTCTTGCCCAGACTCAACAAGAGTACCTTGACCGCGACGAGCGGCACCTATGTGTACTGGATTCCACAGATAAAGACCTCAGAATGGTACAGGGTCTGCATCTCTGCCCAGACACGGGCAAGATCGTTGACGTGCAGGGGTACGGTGGCTGCTGGTATGATGCCGAGAAGTCAAAGACTACTGGCTGGGGTACTAGCTTCTTCTGGCACCAGATGCTTATGGGAGACACTGCCGACGACATCCCCGGCCTCCCAGCTTTTAGCCGGAATCTCAGTATACGGCACTGGCCTACTGCACCTCTGCTTGAGCAAGAGCGTAGACTCCGTGAGCTTACAATGCCCTCCGGTAAGCAGTGTACTCCGAAGCAGTTAGACGCTGCCCGCGACAAGATCGACAAGATCAAGGCCGAGTTCAAGATGAGGCCGTGCGGTGCTGGGTCTGTTGCCGACTATCTCAGCGACTGCATTAATGACTACGATGCTTTCTGCGCAGTAGAAGTAGCGTACATGGACTACTACGGAACTGAGCCGTTCGAGTTCACCGACTGGCGAGGCAAGACATACACCCGCACATACTACCAGATGCTGCTTGAACAGGCGTACCTACTTTGGATGCGTCGAGTCAATGACGGCAGGGACGTGTTCAACTTCTTGGAGAGCTGCAAATGATCTTTAATTCACTGTTGGAAGCACATCCCGGCTGCAAACTTGAAGATGCCGAGAAGGTACTAGCAGGACATCGTTGGCATATTGCTGGCGGATACGCCCGGGATACCTTCTTTGGAATCACTCCGAAGGACATTGACTGCTGGGTAGAGTGGGTCCCGCCAGCAGACGGAATCGGCAGAGGAAACATGGATGACATCGAGCAGCGTCTTGATGACATGGGTATACCCTATGAAGAGTTCAACATGTACGGTACAGAGGACGACAGACATCGCCTCGCCGTGCTTCGCTGCCCGGGGTTAGACATAATCTTCATGGAGACACTCGACGGCCTGATTGACGGCTTTGATTTCAACATCAACCAGTTCTACTGGGAGCCCGGAATAGGCCCCGTGTATGCTGGTAAGACTGACCTCAATCAAGGTCTGATTCAGCTCAAGTTCGATCCTCGTGTAGAGGAGCGTCGGCACCGCATGCAGGATAAATGGGACAGCACTCTCGGTCAACGCCGATACGAAGAGCTGACCGGATCATTCTACGGCAATGGAGTAATTTAATGGCGAAGTACAAGAAGGACAAGAACCGGATTCTTCAAGAAGACACCCGGTTCGTTATCCCGCACAACAATGAAGTAGGCGAGACTGTCACAGTTACAGCCGCCAGCTTCTCAAAAGGCGACGACTACGGTTTCGTCAAGCAGGAGCTTATCAAGGTGCTGAAGGCCCTCGGCCTGAACCGCCAGCAAGCTAAGCTCTACATCAAAGAAGCATTCCCGGGGGTATATTGATGCCTGAAATGAAGAACAGCTTTCTCAAGATCAAGTCTACCTTTGTAGATACTGAACTCGGCAAGGTGTCTCTGGAGCTGAACACCAGCCGGAGCAGGGTACTGGCTATCAACAAGCAGGGTATCCAATCGAGCATTGCTCTGGACGCCGCGGCGACCTCAGAGGACCGCTGGATCAAAGCCTGCCGAGAGTTCAACGAGGACAAGTTCAATCAGTTCGTGAAAGAAATCAGCGAGGTCTGATATGCAGAAACTGAAACAGTCTGAGGTTCCCGCTATCCGCGACAAGCTGGCGGCTAAACAGGGGCAGCGATGTCCACTGTGCAACGGTAACCTGAAGCAGAAGGGCGCAGTACTGGATCACTGCCACGGCTCCGGCTCAGTCCGGGCCACCCTCTGCCGAAATTGTAATGGTATGGAAGGCAAGGTCAAGACCGCCGCCATCCGGGCCGCCACTGGCGAGAACATGATCGAGTGGCTGGAGAATCTGGCCGCATACTGGCGGTACTACCATGAGAATCCGAGGCCCTTCTTGTACCCGTCGCATAAGACGGATGAAGAGAAGCGGCTTGAACGAAACAAGAAGGCTCGGCTGGCCCGGGCAAAAGCGAAGGGGAACACATGAGCCAAGGCAAACTACGCAAGCAATTCACGAACTCAGAAATCCAGTCGGCAATTATCGAGGCTGGAGGCAGCTACACGATTGCCGCTAAGCAGCTTTCAGAACTCCGTGGCTTGACGATCTCCCGTGAACTGGTACGGTACTGGGCACGTCACTTAGACACTCGTAGAGCGAACGGTGAGCCGTATGTAGGGACAACTGTGCTCGACCGGCAGATCAGGGAAGAGATGGAGCTACGGGTCCCGTCTCCTGAAGATGACCAGAAGCTCTTCGATACTACTCCTGACAACTCCCGTATCATGAACATCCCAGACCAGCATGCCCCGTACCAGCACCCAGATACCCTCTGGTTCCTTGCCGATGTTGCGGCTAAGCTACGACCTACCCGGGTAATCAACCTTGGTGACGAGACAGACGGACACGCTATGTCATTCCACGATAGTGATCCTAACCTAGACTCTGCCGGCGTAGAGCTGGAGAAGGCCAAGGAATTCATTCAGGCACTTGCCAAGATGTTCCCGGTACAGGACGTGTGCCACAGTAACCACGGCAGTCTTATCTACCGCAGAGCCCTGAAGCACGGCATCCCCACTCAGTACATCAAGACGTACCGGGACATCCTGTTCCCAGATGGCGGCGGCGAAGGCTGGAGCTGGCACGAGCGTATCCCAGTGATCCTGCCTAATGGTGACAAGTTGATCTATCAGCACCAAAGCTCAGGCGACATCCTGAACAACGCAGCACATGAACGTGCGAACATTGTGCAGGGACACGAGCACGGTGATTTCTATATCCGATACCGCAGCAGCACCTCTGCCCTGTACTGGGCTATGGTATCTGGCTGCCTGATCGACCGCAAGGCTTATGCTTTTGCATACGGAAAGCTATTCCCGAAGAAGCCTATCATTGGCTGCAGCGCAATCATCGACTCGCACCCCCTGCTGATTCCTATGCCTATGGATAATCACGGTCGATATACTGGTAAGCTCAATGGCGCACTGACTCTCTGAGGTGACTATGAAGGTAATCATTCTGAATGGACCTCCAGGCTGTGGTAAGGACACCATAGCCAACATGCTCTGTAAGGTAGCCCCGGTTCTCCGGGGTGAGTTCAAGGGGCAACTGTACTTACAGACGGCCATGCTACTTACAGAAATCTCGGATGACTTTGGCGGACCGGAGATCAGTGAGGTCGAAGTAAAAGAACGTAACGAAGACCGCGCCCTCAAAGAACAGCCGTGGATCGGTGGCCTATCTGTTCGACGCTGGCTTCAGATCACATCTGAGATGGTGGTGAAGAAAGACAAAGGCTCTGACTTCTTTGGCCGTGCTGCTGCCGACCTTTGGTACGGTAAGTACATCCATCATGTGATCTCCGATGGAGGCTTCATTGAAGAGGTGAATGCTGTGGTCGATAAGTTCGGCCAAGATACTGTGTATGTGGTGCGTCTGTTCCGTAATGGATTCGACTTCGGAACAGATTCCCGGCGGTACATATATGGCAGCGCAGCCACTGAGCTTGATTTCTATCTTGAAGAAGACAACCCGCTGCCGGCAGTACAATTCCTGCAGGAGCTACTGACAGATTGAGGAATTTAATGCAGTCCGCATTCACAGTAAGAGAGATGACAATAGCCCTCCTAATTGCGGAGGGCAAGGCGAGTCTGCATGAGCTGAAGCCAGAGCAGAGAAAGATCGTAGAGCAGGCACTAGAAATCATCAAGGGGTAACAATGGCAACGATTGAACTGCAACTAGCTCTGGAAGAGCAGATGCTACAGAAGACGGCAGAGCGGTATCATGCAATGATGAAGTCTGCCTCAGAAGCCGGTCGCGGTTCAGAGACAGAGCCAGCCCGGAAGCTATTCAAGATGTTCTTTGATGATTGCGTATCGGTACTCGAAGACACAATCGTATCCAACACCACAACCCGGGGGCGGCCAAGCAAGTACCTAGCACTGATTGCCCGGGTCGATCCGATGTACTCCGTCAGCGTAGCCTTGAACGAGCTGTTCAACAATGTGTTCGAGGGGGAGCGCGGGGTACAGGACTGCTTCGTTAAGACCGGACAACGCATCGAGGACGACATCAAGTTCAAGAAGTTCAAGGAAGAGCACCCTGATTACTATGATACAGTGATCAACGACTTCAAGACCAAAGGCACCACGAACTACCGGCATATGCACCGGGTACTCACCAACAAGATGCGAGAGTTCAATGTTGAGTGGAATGACTGGACGGCCATAGAACGCGCTAAGGTCGGCGAGAACGTGGTTAGAGTTATACTCGACACTACGCCTATGTTCGAGGTAAAAAAGCCACCACGAGGCTCTAGGCAGCCTACACGGTTCGTATTGTCTGATGACAGCACGGACTGGATGCAGCGGTTCAACAAGTACCAGCAGTTCCTGCGACCACTCGGCGGCCCGTGCATCGTTCCTCCTAAAGACTGGGAGAGCATGGACCACGGTGGTTTCTACAGCCCAGAGATGCAGAGCAAGTTCCCGTTTGTCCGCAGCCGCTATCGCAACAAGCTGCAGCACAGTGACCTCAGTGAGCACATGGCCTGTGTTAACAAGCTCCAGCGTACCGCATGGCAGATCAATCCCCGCACTGCCCACTTCCTTCAGTGGGCTATCGAGTCTGGCGTAACTCAACTCATCGGCCTGCCTAGCACGCAGCCTTACGAGTTCCCGCCGAGCCCGGTTGCTGGCATCGACAAAGCGGACTTCACTGAAGAGCAGCGGGACGCTTGGATAGGCTGGAAGCGGGAGACTGCTGCACTGCACAGCGAAGAACGTAAGCGGTTCGGTACAGCACTAAGCATGTGGCGAATATATTCAATGGTCGAGGAGTACAGGCCCTATGATAATTTCTACTTTGTCTACACTTGCGACTTCCGTGGACGAATATATCCAGTCACGTCCGGACTATCTCCGCAGGGAGCAGACTATTCTAAGGGACTTCTGCGATTCTCCGAGGGCAAGCGACTTGGTGCAGATGGCGCTTACTGGCTTAGAGTCAACGGGGCTAACCTCTACGGGTTCGATAAGGCTACCTATGACGAACGAGTTCAGTTCATTGACGATGAGCTACGAGACAGAATCCTCGCGGCGGACAGGGACCCATGCAGTGTCGAGACAGCTCGGTTTATTGGAGAGGCCGATAAGCCCTTACAATTCCTTGCCTTTTGTTTTGATTACGCAGGATGGCATGAGCACGGAGAGGACTTCGTTTCACATTCCCCAGTGGGTCTTGATGGAAGCTGCAACGGCCTGCAGAACTTCTCAGCCCTTCTCAGAGACTCCGTTGGCGGCTTGGCTACGAACGTACTCCCATCGGATTCTCCGCGAGACATCTACGGAGAAGTCGCCAGAGTGTCGATCTCTGGACTTAATTCTCTGGACAGCGATCATGCTCAGGATGGGCATAAACTACTACGTCTCGGAATCGACCGGAGTACAACCAAGCGTTCTGTAATGACGCTGCCGTATGGGCTGACCAAGCACAGCTCAGGTGGCTACATCAGCCAGTGGCTCCGTAAGAAGCACGGGCAGCACTATCCGGAGTTCAGCGAGTACAACCGCGCCAAGAACCTCCTGAACGATGTTGTCTGGGATTCCATTGGCAAGGTAGTCAAGGCAGCCCGGGAAGGTATGGACTGGCTGCAGCAAGTAGCAAGCATTGCAGCAAAGGAAGGTAGCCCGCTTATCTGGCGGACACCTACAGGCTTCCTTGTGCATCAGGAGGACGTACGCTCTACGGTCAAACGTATTGACACGGCATTGTCTGGGTCCCGTATCCAGTACAGCATCCGGGAATACACTGACAAGATCGACGTTAGCGCCATGAAGAATGGATCAGCTCCGAACTACATTCACAGCCTAGATGCCAGTCACCTCGTCAAGACAGTACTTGAGACAGAGGGTATCAACAGCTTCCAGATGATTCACGATGACTTCGGATGCCATGCCTGCGACATCCCTGAGCTGCACCGTGCAATCCGGGTAGCGTTTGTTCGTATGTATCGAGACTCTGATCTCCTCGACAAGTTCCGCCGAGAGATTCAGGAAGGTATTGAGACAGAGCTACCTGCACCGCCTGAGCTTGGCGACATGGACATTGAGCAAGTGCTTGATTCTGAATACTTCTTCGGGTAGTGCAGAGCTATTCTGTATTACCCCTCACTGTAGGAGAACCCAATGAAAAATAGAATCCGTAATTTACTCGGTCTGCTTCTCGCATTCGCTCTTGGATTAACTCATGTACGAAAAACTGTACTCTCAGAAGATCAAGAATCTGCAACCTCAAAAACATTTATCGACGTTGATATACGCGACAGTGAAGAACTAGACAAAGGAGAGGGAGAGATAGTAGTACCTACCTATATGGTATATTCAAGAGAGCACTTAGAAGAACTAAGAAAGATATTCCCTCAGAAGAGATGGAATAAGGATACTACAGAAGCAGAGTTAGCTTTCAATGCTGGACAGCAGAGTGTAGTAGACAATATCGAGAATAGACTGAGTAAAGAGGGAAGGAAGGCTCATGTACTTAACTGATTTTCGTTATGGAGACATAGACGAAGTAGAGCCTTCGACGGAGGAGCACTTGAAGAATGCTTACGAGGACGATCCAGATATTTACTTACGGACCTTTCGTTCTGAATCAGGTGCTCCTGTGGCCGTTGGGATGTGCGCTAGGTCTGGTGAGATTGGCTTGATAGTCAACAACAGCCAGATCGAAGACGCGAAAGATTTTTATACTCTGGTTGTGCTGTTCTGTGCAGAGGCATTTGCTCACTCCGGCGCTGACAGGCTTTACACAGGGTTTGATACTACCAGTCGCAGAGACATGCGGTGGTGTAGATTCCTCCGGATGCAGCTTGCAGAGGAACAGATCAAGGAACACACAAGCAGGGGCTGGACTACCTATGAGTTCCCCCTCTCAAACTGGGTAAGGTGACATTATGAGTTCAGTAGTTAAGTCAGTAAAGAAGGGGTTCAAATCCGCAGCAGGTAAGGTCAAGGGCGCACTCAAGGGCGACTTAGGTGATATCATTTCTGTAGGCAGTGTAGGTTTCTCAGACATGCTGGAGAATTCGGCAAGCGCAGTTAAGCGCGCAGTACTACCAGATATGCCGGACGTAAACATTCCAGAGCAGCCAGTATCAGGTGCTACTCCGGGCGTAGTGGCCAAGGGTTCACCTAACGTAGACATTGGTGCTACCGAGGGACGCCGCCGTACCACAGGCTCCGCAAAGGGCTCACGCAAACTTCGGGTTCCCTTGGGCGGCCTTCGATAAGAGGAGCAGTCAATGGACCCTACACAAACAGTACAGTCGATGTACCACGAGCTAGAAGGGAAGCGTAGCGCAATCGAGCATCGTATCGAACGCTATGCAGGCTGGACAATACCGACAGCCTTCCCGCTCGAAGGCACCGACGCCAGCGAAGAGATTCAACAGGATTACCAATCCTTCGGCGCACAAGCCGTGAACCATCTGAGCAACAAACTTATGATGGGCCTGTTCAGTGCAAGCCGTCCGTTCTTCAGACTGGATGCAAGTAGAGAGATTCGTCAGGAGATCGAAGCGGCTGGGGTTCCGGCTGCGGAGTTGGACACTGCACTTCAGAATGCGGAGAAAGAGTCTGTAAAAGAGCTAAGCCGTATGGGAGCACGTGATCCACTGACTGAACTGCTAAAGCATCTGATCATTGTTGGCGACTCTCTCCTGTATGTACCAGAAAGCGAAGACGACGACAAGCTACAAGTTTACTCACTGAGGAACTATGTAGTCAAGCGTAACCTTGCGGGATGGCTGATCAAGCTCATTACCTGTGACAAGAAACAGGTTGAGTTCTTGCCGGATAAAGTTAAGGATCAGCTCCGGGCTAAGAAGCCGTACACCAAGGACACAGATGAGGTTAACCTCTACACTTACGTCCGCTGGGATGGAAACCGTAAGAAGTACATCCTGACACAGCACGTAGACGAGATTCAAGTCAGCGAGAAGGAAGGTGTATACACCACCAAGAACCTGCCCTTCATCTCTGTTACGTGGAAGCTCGTCCGTGGCGAGGACTATGGCCGAGGTCTAGTCGAGGACTACGCTGGAGACTTCCACTCCATGTCTGTAGCTGAACAGGCCATCAATGAGCTAATGGGCATCATGTCCCAGATCAAAGGGCTTGTTAACCCGGGCGGCGTTACTGATGTCAACGAGCTGAACAGTACACCGAACGGTCAATGGTGCAGCGGTCGAGAAGAAGACGTTGCTATGTTGTCCTTCGACAAGCTCAGGGACGTAGCTGGACTACAGCAGTATATCGACAAGAAAGAGCGCCGGCTTGCCCGTGCCTTCCTGATGGACACTGAACAGGTTCGAGATGCAGAGCGCGTCACCGCAGAAGAGATCAGGCTTATTGCCCGTGATCTTGAGACTGCCCTCGGCGGTGTGTATACACGGCTGGCGCAGACACTACAGATGCCTATCGCTAATCGTCTCATGCAGCGCATTGGACTTGAGATTAAGGGTAACGAGATAGAGCCGATTATCATCACAGGATTGGACGCACTGTCTCGTTCAGGTGATCTGGAGTCTTGGAGGATGTTCGTACAGGACGCATCGTTCTTGGATGGGCTGAGCCCAGAGACGAAACAGTATTTGAACGAAGGCAGAATCCTTAAACACATTGCGGCGAACAATAGCCTTGATCAGTCTATGGCATTCAACACGCCAGAGGAGATGCAGCAGCTTGCTCAACAGCAGCAGCAGCAGCAGCAGGCCGCTCTTGAACAAGAGGTCGCTGTCAAGACTGCACCTGAAGTAGCCAAACAATCTGGAGGACAGTGATTTGTCATTGAGTGACGCTACACCAGCCAATACGAATGAGATGCCTACCCCTAATCCGGAGGCAGATCAGCAGGAACAACAGCCTGCAGCAGAACAACCTTCTCAGCCTTCCACAGAACAGCAGGAGGCACCCACAGAGAAACCTGTGCTCCCCGAAGTCAAAGAGGGGGATGAGAAGGAACCAGAAAAAGACGAGAAGCAAGAAGACGATGATCTCCCGTTCGAGCCGACAGGCAACTCGTACATCGACGAGGCGCTAGGCTCTCTACACGAGGGCGGCGTAGATTTCGAGAAGGCATTCAGTAAGTTCGCAGAGTCAGGGGACGAAGCGGACATTGACATGGCCTACATCGAATCTGTCATTGGCAAGGCTGCCACCTATGGTATTCTGGCCGGCGTTAAAGCCGAGAACCAGAAGATCGAACAGGAGGCTGCGGCCACTGCCCGAGCAGTCCATGAGGCTGCTGGCGGCAAGGAAATGTGGGATGGGGTCTGTGAATGGATCGCATCTGGTAAATCTGGCCTGACGAAAGAAGGATGGGAGCAGTACAACGACATGCTTGCATCTGGTGGCGTACAGGCTGAACTCGCATCAAGGGAGCTATCTCGTATGTACCAACAATCCCCCGGATTCACCCAGCCAGCTACCTTGCTGCAGGGTGACGCAACGGCTCAGCCTTCGGGCATCGAGCCAATCACTCGCCGTGAGTACGCAGAGCAACTGGAACAAGTTGTCCGTGAAAAGGGTGAGAATAGCCATGAGGCTCAAGTACTCCACAAGCGTCGAGAGTTCGCTCTACAGCAAGGTCTGTAATTTATTTGTGGAACTAAGAAGATAATAAATTAGGAGAACAACTATGGGTTATCCCACTGATTCAGCCGGTCTGTCACGTCCGGGTCAACAACTCGCTGCTGTAGGCACCGCGTCTACCGTTAATCCCCTGCACATCGAGCAATACGGTGGCATGGTAGAAGGCACCTTCGCCAAGAAGTCCTTCATGCGTTCCTATGTAATGATCAAGCCTATTCGCGGCACTGATACCGTAACCAATGACCGCGTTGGTGAAGCTACTCTGCAGAAGGTTACTCCGGGCGTCCGCCCTGACGCTTCTGTAGCGCAGTTCGATAACGTCAAGATCAAGGTCGATACCATCGTTCTGGCCCGTAACAACGTGGCCCTGCTCGATGACTTCCAAGCACACTACTCCGTTCGTTCTGAGCTGGGTAAAGAGCATGGCAAGACTCTCGGCAAATTCTTCGACGAGGCGTTCATTATTCAGGCAATCAAGTCTGCATTCATCGTAGCCGCTGCTGATCCACAGAACCCCGGCGTAGGTGAAACCGCACTGCCCCCGGGCTGGTTCGGCGGCACCAAGGTTACCCTCACCACTGCCGGTGATGAGGCTGATCCTGATCTGCTGCAGAAGGCAATCGAGGATGTGTGCCAAGGTATCGAAGAGAAGGACGTTGACCTCGACGGTGGCGTGATTCTGGTAGGTCCGGCTGAGTACTACACTCTGCTGCGTAACGACCGTCTGATCAACAGCCAGTACAGCGTAGGTAACGGTGACTTCGCTTCTGGTATGGTTCTGAAGTCTTGCGGCCTTCCGCTGATCAAGACCAACCGTATCCCGAAGGCAGCCATCACTGGTCACTTCCTATCCAATGCGGGCAACAGCAATGCGTATGACGTGACTGCTGAGCAGGGCCGCACCAAGGCGGTTGTAATGCTGCCCAAGGCGCTGCTGGCTGGTGAAACCATTCCTCTGACCTCCAAGGTCTACTACATGGATTCTGAGCTGCAGTGGTTCATCGATTCCTACCTGTCCTTCGGTGTTACTCCGAACCGTGCAGAACATGCTGGTGTCGTTGTAGCCGCCGCGTAAGGTAGCGTTCAAGTAAGACCAACAAGGGTCTATCCTCCGGGGTAGGCCCTTTTTTCGTTTAGGGGCAAAAATTTATGAAGATCACTGAACTTGAGGCAGTAAACCTCATGCGCGGATCAATCGGTAAGGCCCCGGTGAGTTCCATCACATCCTCGAACCCAGACATCCTAGCAGCTCGTAGCCGACTCAGGCAGACTACTCTGGAAGTCCAGTCTAAAAGCTGGTGGTTCAATACGGAAAGCACCGTGACGCTTGTACCGAACACGGCGGAAGAGATCGTTATCCCGAGCCGTGCCCTTGAGGTACGCCCGCACGATCCTTTCGCGTATTTGACTACTCGTGGAGATCGTATGTTCGATCCCACGAATAACACATTTAAGTTCAAGTCCTCCCTAGTGGCGGATATGATTGTTCATCTCGATTACGATGAACTCCCTTTTGTAGCAGCTAACTACATCCAGTACGAAGCTGCACGTAAATTCCAAGCGGACTTCGACGGTGACCCACAACGGGTACAGGACCTCCGCAGGGATGCCCAGATGGCATTGCTCATGCTTAAAGAGGCAGAGCAGCGGAACCGCAGGAATAACGTACTGTTGAGCGGTGCTTCATTGCGCCTGCAGTATGGTATCCGACCGCACCGTATGGGTGCCCGTAATCCAACATGGCCCGGAGGCTGACATGGCTAAACGAGTAGATGGTTCCCTCGGCACTTTGCTGCAGGGTATGTCGCAGCAGCCCGACAGAGAAAGGCTGCAGGGGCAGGTAGATGATCTTGAGAACATGACATCTGACCCGCTGCGTATGCTGCACAGACGGCCACATACTTTGTTTCAGGCGGCTCACATAGCGCCGAACGTAGACCCCTCTAAAATCTTCGTGCACTTCTATGCCCGAGGAGACAACGAGGAGTACATGCTTGTTGTGTACCCCAACGATGGTGATGTCTATGTCTATGGTACTGACGGGACAGAATACACCTCACAGATCAGCGCGGTAATGAAGAGCTACCTTACTACTGCCGACCCGAAGGCATCTCTCGCCGCTACTACGGTAGGAGATTACACCTTCATCATCAACAAGAACGTGAAGGTTGCTGGTACTCTGAACGAGCCTGACGAATGGGGCGACACTAACCCATCTCGCGTCTCTATAGTGGCTGAGCAGTACAGCAGGGCCTATAAGATCGTTGTCCGGTATACAGTCGGAGGTGTTGCAAAGACTACATCAGCCCAGATCACAACCCCAGAAAGCACTGCTGCAAATGCTGAGCTGGAGGTAAGCGCGAACTTCACGATGAACGCTCTGGTGACTGCGCTTGAGACTGATACAGACTTCGCTGCTAACTTCACAACTTCAGTGGATGGAAACGAGGCTGTTATTGTCCCGGGCGGTAACGTAACTAGCTACAGCGTTGAAGCAACGGACACCACTGGCGGTGACGCCATGCTGGTGATCAACAACCAGCAAATTGCCAATCTAGATGCCTTACCTCTCCACGAAAAAGCTAATGCAGTTTACAAGGTGGTAGGAGGCACAGACGACGCAGACGACTACTACATGCGCTTCGACGTTGCTGAGAAGGATGCGGCAACGGGCTCGTACTTCCAAGAAGGTACATGGGTAGAGGCCCAGTACGGTACGGCAGAGCTTACACAGTCTACAATGCCGCACATGCTTATCCGTGGGGATTCCTTCACGTTCGTGGGCGGTGCTGGTGGCGAGACTGTAGCCGGTACTAACATAGACAAGTGGGCGGATCGCCTCGTAGGTGACCAGAACTCGAATGACCTCCCTGATTTCGTAGACCAGAAGATCGTAGACCTCGCCGTGTTTCAGAACCGGCTGGTGTTCGTGTACTCTGAGGGCGTAGTGATGTCAGTGTCTGGTGATTTCTTTAACTTCTGGAAGAAGACTGTAACCACCTTGCTAGATGATGCGCCAATCGGTCTGTCCTCTGCAGGTGTACAAGTCAACCTTCTGAGATTCGCACAGCTCCATAACCGTGACCTTGTCCTGTTCGCTGATAAGGCACAGTACACTATTCTCGGGAACATTGCAATTACTCCTCGCACTGCAACCATGACTGAATCAACTCAGTTCGTGATGCAGACTGAGGTGCGCCCGGCTGCTTCCGGGCAGAACCTGTTCTTCGCCGTTAATGCCGGCGTGTGCTCAGGTGTCCGAGAGTTCTACACGGACAGCGACCTGAACTCAAATAACGCACGGCCTATCACGGTAGCTGTAGACAAGCTGATCCGTGGCCGTATCCGCCTGATGACTAGCTCAACCAACATCAACAAGATGCTGTGTATGGCAACGTCAGGAAGCACTGCGTACCTGTATGAGTATCTCTGGGAAGACACAGAGCGCCTGCAGTCTGCATGGGGCAAGTGGAAGTTCAGGGAGGACCTGTACGTATTTCATATTGAGTTCATCGAAGACCGGCTATCTATCCTGTCATACGACCCAGTGAACATGAAGCTGCATATCTGTAGAATGGACATCAGCCAAGACGTTACCCAAGAATTCTTTGAGGGGGACATCCTGCTGGATCACCGCACCAAGGCAACGGGGATCAACACAACCATTACAGGGCTAGATCATCTGCCTAATGACATCACCTTACTGGACGCTGTTCAGGGCGTCGGTTGCCCCTACCCGGGTATGCGTATTCCTATTGACTCGTGGGACGGCTCTACTGCCACTCTGAGACGCGATATGCAGGGAGGTGATGTCTATATCGGGGTGAAGTACAATAGCCTTGTATCTCCCTCTCAGCCCTTTGTACGGGATGACAGTAATAGAGCAATCGGCACGTCGCAGCTAACAATCGGCTCCATGTATATCAACTTCCTCGACTCCGGGGACTTCGATGTAGATGTAGCGGCTGAGTACAGCTACACAGAGCGAAATGCTGGCCGTGTTCTTGGACAGGAGAGCGCCACCATTGGCGACTTCATTCTTACTACTGGGCAGTTCCCTGTACCTGTACGTGCAAGGAATGACAGAAGCAGGATTACCATTCGATCAGATTCCCCGTATCCATTCACCGTTTCAGACGTGGAGTGGGATGGGTTGTTCTATAAGCGCGGTACGCGCATAACCAGACCGTGAGGTAACTATGGCCCTACCAGCACTTTTCCTCGGGTCAATGGCTTTGCAGGGTGCTCTCGGATATGAGAGCGCCAAGCGCCAAGCCAAGATGGACAACATCCTCGGGGAACATCGACAGAAGATTCAGGCGCAGAATAATGCCCGGGCTCGTTCTGTAGGTGATGACAAGCAGACCAACGTAACACTTAATATCAACAGGGCAATGCGCCAGTATGTAAACGCAGACGCGAGTATTGACGTAGCCCGTATCAAATCCAGAGCGGCTGCGGTCGTCAATGCTGCAGCAGCCGGCACAGCCGGTATGTCTGTTGAAGATTCCATCATGGATATTGAACGTAACGCAGCAAAGGCAGAAGCAAATGCAATGGATACACTCAACCAAACAGTTAGTGAGCTTGAGAGGACGCGAAGAGGGATCGAGGCTGAAGTACAGTCACGGCAAACCCAGAACATCTTCCTTCCAACTCCTGAGCCTAGCCCTTGGGCTGCTGCTCTTGGCACCGGGCTTGATATGGCTCGTACTACCTATGGAACAGCATGGGATTTCGAGTCGGCAGGCTTCGAGCTTAGCGATATCGGAGACTATGCAAACCGGAATCTCGGTATCGGAAACTAACTTAACACACTCGGAGGTGCGAATGGCACAAACACCACAACGCGGAGGCGTCCGTGATCTCAACGCGGAACGTGCTGCTGAACAGGGCCGGAACCAGATGGTCCAAGCGGTAGACACATTCGCACCTGTCCAGAGTACAGTATTCGGACAGACGCAAGTACAGGGTAATCGCCTACTAAGCTCCCTAGCCAAATTCGGCACAGAGCTTGGCGCAGTGGAGATGGAGAAGCAGGCCAAGGCTAACTTCTTGCAGGGGCAGACGATGCGGGCTGCTGGCGAGGAAATGGCCGAAGGTGTAGCTCCTCCTACCCGTCGAGGCTACAAAGCAATGGATGCCAAGATCAAGACTCAGGAATGGTATGCCGAACAGAAGCGACGGATCGACGAAGGTGAGAACGAGATTGATCCACTGGAGTACGGCTCTACTGTAGCCGGAAGGATCAAGGGTATGCTCACAGGCGACCGCGAGCTGGACAGCATGATCACAGAAGCTGCACTACCTCTCGTATCGGAGCTTGGTCGGTATCAGACCAACTCCAATGTAAAGCGCCGCAGGGCTGACGCTATTGCTCAGACTACCGCTGATGTCACTGGAAGTATCCGCCTGCTGAAAGAGGCACAGAAGACTGGTGATGTGAAGGGCGAAGCCAACGCAAGAGCTAGAATGCTGAATGCACTGAAGATGCCTGTGATTTCTGACCCCGCACTTCGACAGCAGACCTATGCTGATGTGGCGGCCCTTGGGCTAGACATGGGTGACCCTACTGCATTGAACTATGTGCGGGATCAAGGTATTCAGTTCAGCCCGGAACAGGAGCGCAGTCTGCTTGCTGCAGAGACGCGGTATACAGCCAATAAGCGAAGTGCGCTGGATACCGCGTATCAATACGATCTCGCTGACCTTGAGGCCGGTATAGGCACCGCGTCCTCTGTACTTGAAGTTCGGGAGATGGCTGCACAGTTCCAAGAGCAGTGGCCTGAGCGCAAGACCAACGACTACTTCGCAAGCCTTGAGGGCAAGTGGAGAGAAGCTAAGAACAAGAACATGCTGATCAGTGTAAGGACAGAGGATTACCAGAACGGTGATCTGGCTAAGGTCCCGGGCATGACCAACAAGCAGCACCAAGAGGTTGTACGTACAGTAGAGGCCGAGATCGAGAACAACCCAGAGCTTACACCTGAGCAGAAAGAACGCCAGAAACAGTCTCTGTGGTCCGATAACAATGTAGTGCACGATGATAAGAAGACTCGCTGGGATGCTGGCTTTACAAACCCGTTCAACGATGACGGCACAGTTAACCCGGACTTCGAGGCAACCTACGCTGAAACAGTCTCGTACTACAGGAAGAACCCTGATCTGGCAATGCAGCACTTGAGCGCAGAGAACCGGGTGAAGTTCAAGAACATCTACAACCTCAGTGAGTACGGCGGAATGGCTCTGCGTGATGCAGCGGCTATGGTCCGCACGAACAAGGAGAACGCCAGAGAGCTGACCATAGAAGAGCGGACTGACATGCGCAAGCGTGTCACAGCAGAAGTAGACACTGTGATGGGTAAAGGGTTCTTCAATGTCCGCAGCTGGACGGATGCCATTGGCGTTACTACTCCTATCAGAAATGAGGGAATGGTGCGTGAGCGTATCACTCGGTTGTCAGAGACCTATATGCAGACAGGCTATACTGATCCAGAGGCTGCAGTAGAAGCTGCCCGTATTAAGATCATGGAGACGCATGAACAGGTTGGAGACTCGCTTATCTACAATGGCGGACAGAGCCTTGCATCTCGTATGAACATTGGCGACAAGCAGCTGGAGGGAGCAATCGAATATCAGAAGAATGCAATCCTTGAGGCGAACCCAGACTTTGACGGAGATAATCTTGTGATTATGGGTGATCCCCTGAGTAACGCTCTTATGTTCGGTAACCTTAACGAGAACGGAGTGATCTCTGATGTAGTGTCTGTTGACCTGCAGGCAGCCGGCGCAGCTTACCATGCTGACGTACTGGTTCCAAAAGACGCGGCACAACTGCGTGAAATGGGAGCTGCAGAGAAAGAACAGGCCCGAAAGATGAAGCTCATGGAGGAAGCAGTCAATACAGGAATCTATACAGAGAAACAGGCAGAGGCCGCGTTGTCGAACTGGCTCGGTTCATTCGTACTAGAGTCCCGTGTTGATGCGGCGGTTGCTGAAGAGCAAGAGCCCCTTCGTGCTGATCTTCGGCAGCAGGTACTCGCAAGCAGCACTCTGCAAGAGGATGTCGCTACAGGTAAGCGCACTCAAGAAGAGGTTGATAGGCTTATCGACTCTATGATAGATGTGAAGTTGGACATGGACCGCAACGAGGAACATCTGGCTCGTAGGGCCATGAAATCGAAGGTGATCAAAGATAAGGGATTAAGGAGCGATGAGGAATTCGAGTCGTGGAAGCGGACTCGAGATGCAACACGTAACCAGAATACCCCTGAACAGCAACGCTTGCTCGAAGCCGGGAAGCTGGACGAATACCAACTCAGCCGTAACCCGGACCTCCCGAAGACGCCACGAGCTGACTCGCCGGAGGCATTCGCACAAGACGCACTGAGAACTACCCGTGCCTTGCTTGCGGATACAGAGATTTTCCCAGAGGTCGCTGCTGCACAGGCCGCACTTGAGTCTGGGTGGGGATCGTCTGTTAAAGGTAATAACTACTTCGGTATCAAGGGCGACGGTCAAAAGTTCCTGACCCACGAGATCATCGACGGCAAGCGGGTGAACATGGTGGACAACTTCAGGAAGTTCAACAGCTTCCCCGAGGCTGTGCAGGGCTTTAGGGACTTCCTCTACGAGAACCCTCGCTATAAGAAAGCCCTTGCTGCAGAAAGTCCGGAGGAGCAAGCCAGAGCCTTGCAAGAGGCCGGCTATGCCACCGATCCGGAATATGCAGAGAAACTTATCAGCATTATGAACCAACCACGTTTTAAATAAGGAGGCTATATGGCCGATGTAACAGAGAATGTCGAACAGCAACAACAAGACCCCGCTGCGTCGGCCCCTTCTTGGATGAAACGCTACACTCAAGTGAAGCCCGAGGAGCAATCCCCGGGTTTCTTTGAGACTGTAGGTGCAGGTTTCCGAAGGGAGAACCTCGCATACAATGTACTTGAATCTTTGGCATCTGAGAAGCCGGAAGACATTGACTTGTCCTATCGTTTCGAGGAGCACAAGGATGAACTTCTACAAGGACTCCCTGAGCACATGCACCCAAGCATTGCCCGGGAGGCTTCGCTGGACGCAGCCCGTTACGAACGGCAGCGGGCATTAGACGATCTAGCTGACCAACAAATTATTGCAGACTCAGGATTCACAGGTATCACCGCCAGCTTCATCGGCGCTGTCCTGTCTCCTGAGAACTATGTGCCGTGGACTGCTGCGGCAAGCTGGACTAACAAAGCGAACCGCATGGCTAACGCTGTGCGGCTGGGCTTGGTAACCAGTGGAACCGCTGCCGGTGCAGAAGCTGTACTGGCCGCGAACGATTACACGAAAGACGGCGAAGATATCCTGTATGCCGGCACATTCGGCTTTGTGCTTGGTGGTGCCATTGGCGCTGCTGTGAAGCCCAAGGTCCCGGGTGCTCCTGCCCGTGCCGCCGATGATGCTGCCCGTCCTGCTACTGAAGCAGCGACAGAGGCCGCTGGAGCTACCACAGGCGTCCGTGAGAGCGTTACAGACCTAACTGATGTGTACGGTCCTCCTAGACCACAAACCGTTACCAGAGACGCTGTAGTGTCCACAGGACGCAGAGCTGAGCGTAGGACAGGACCCATTGAGGTATCTGCTCGTATCGAGGCTGAAGAGGTACTGGACTCTCTGCCAAACCTGAAGACAGTGAGTAATGCCAAGAGAGCCAGAGTACAGGAAGATGTAGCTCGTCAGATCAGCAGGCTAGACCCAGAGGCTAACGTAGGCTCTGACATTGCTGAGCGTATGGATGAGGCGTACAGCTTCGCGGGTATTGAGCCACGAGGAACCAAGACTGTTACAATCAGTGAACGGGTTGCTGGTTCGTGGGAAGACCTTCAGGCGGACATGAAGACCGCCAGCAAGAAGCTCAGAGATGATATGGATCGCAAGCTGGTAGAAGATGCTGCTATGTCAGCAGACGACTCTGCTGGCGCTATGAGGAACAGAAACTACGAGCCTCAGATTGTAGACACTTCCGGCACAGAGGATGATATTCTGGATGCCGCAAACGAGTGGGCTTCCTCCAACCGCATTAAAGAGCGGCTTGATGCAGACCTCACAAACACTGCTGCTGTCAAAAGCAAGATTCTGTCTAGTGACTTTACACGCCTGATGAACCACCCATCCAACGTAGTTAAGCGTATTGCCAATGACTTGCTTGAGGGCGGCACAGGTACACTGGGCCGGCAGAACTCAGCCGCTATGTACAAGGATATGTATGAGCGTAGAATCCTATCCCGGGGCATGATCCCTCTGAACGAGGAAGCTGCTGCGTGGGCCAAGGAATCAGGCTACAACTTCTGGAAGCGTAACTTCCACACAGAGGCCCGGGCCAAATTCGACCGTCAGGTACGAGAGGTTCTGGAGTCTAGGACTACTGGCCGGGAAACGCAGATCACGAATCCTCGTATTATTGCTGCTGCCGACAAGTGGGACGAGATGATGGAAGAGGCCCTGAACATCGGTAAGAAGTCTGGCTGGGAGGCTATGCAGGACATTCCAACGCGCAAGGGCTATGTACCTCTGCAATGGAGTGGACAGGCTATCCTACGCGCCGGCAAGCGTAAATCAACAGCATTGATCAGCCGAGGTTACCAGTCCGTTGACATCCCGAAAGAGATGGCCGACGAGATTGCAGCCGCTGTAGTTAAGCGGGCACTGGACGGTACTGCTGGCGTAGATGCCAACATTGCTGGACTCCTGCAGAAGAACCAGCGCGGACAGCTCCGCACAGCCCTTGAAAGGATGGGGATCGGAGATGAGCAGATTAACGGAATGATGAGGGTACTTGATGCACGAGAAGCAAAGGCTGGACCCAGCTTTACCAAGGGTCGGACAAAGATTGATCTGAACCAGCAGGTAAATGATCTGTCCCTGATTGACCTTGTAGACAATGACCTCAACGGTATCGCAAGCAAGTATGCTCGTGATGTTGCTGGTAGGTCTGCAATGGCGAAGAAGGGCTTCACTAACGATACGATCTGGAACAACTGGAAGTCTGCTGCCATGAAAGATAATGCCCGGGTTGCCGGGCTGGCGGACGGACAGGACGATAACCTGTCTGAGTTCTTGGACGACATCAAATCTTACTTCACCGCTACACCTATTGCCGGCGGTATCAACAAGAATGCCCGCCGCCTGCAGCAAGCAGCTACTATCTCCTCGTTGGGTATGGTCGGTGCTGCACAGCTTGCTGAGCTTGGTACTGTAGTAGGAAGGCTCGGTCTGAAGGCTGCCGCTAAGGCTATGCCTGCAGTAGACGACATTGTTACATTTGCCCGGACACCAAAGAAGGCCGGTGGAGTGATTGATGAGCTACGTCCCCTGCTTGGCGAGTTCGACTATGACCATCTACTGTATCGCCCTGACATCGTGATCGACGATAAGATCAGCGGTGCTATGGACCTACAAACATGGGGTAAGGTTCTGGACAAGGGCCTTGGTCGAGGCAGTGTGCTGCTTGGCTATGCCAGTGGTATGAACACAGTTCGTCACATGGAGCACAGGATGGCGGCCAAGATGATGATCAACAAATTCGCTGATCTGGCACGGAATCCCGAGAAGCTGGCTAAGTCTGCTGCCCGTATGGAAGACATTGGCATGGACCCCAAGCAACTGCAGGATGCAATCAAGCAGATCAACAAGTTCGCAGAGTTCGATGCCAACGGCGCGATGACAAAGATCAACCTGACCAAGTGGCCTGAAGAAACAGCAGAGCAATTCGCTATTGCTATCAATCGGCATACAGCACAGGTGGTACAGCGTCAGCTTGCCGGAGAGACATCTAACTGGATGCACAAGACCGTTGGATCGTTGCTAACCCAGTTCAGGCACTTCCCTATGGTGGCGTTCGAGAAGCAGCTACTGCGGAATCTGCGGTTCCATGACCAAGCTACAATGCAGACTATCCTGTACGGCTTCGCTGCGTCTTATGGCGTACAGTCTATCAAGGCTGCTATGAGCGACCGAGAGCTCGAGCAGGAAGACCTGATCAAGCAGACCGTGAACTATATGGGCATGGCCTCTGTGCTGCCTGAGATCGGGACAGTGGCTAACCAGCTAGGACTGGCACCTGATGTACTGAACACCCGGAAGATGGGGCATACAGGTAACAGAGTGGATGAGTTCGACATTATCGACTTCATTCCGGCTGCAAGCCAGATCAACAAGTTCGCCAAGGCCGGGGCACTACCGGGCAAGGCGCTCATGGGTGACGTATCTGACGCAGACATTCGCGGTGCCTTTATGGCTCTGCCGCTAAGCACTACTATTTTCGGCAAATCGCTGATGCAGCTAATGCTAGAAGAATAAACAGGGGCCTGCTGGTCCCTTCTAATTTTGGAGGAATCCTATGGCTTTTTCTGTGAACACGCCTGTCGGTGACGGCGTTACCAAGCAATTCGCAGTGAACTTCACGAACGGTCTGTTCTCTCGGGACAGCGTTCACGTATTTGTAGAGGGCGAGGTGGACGGTCTAGGTGAGCCGGCAGAGCGCACGTTCACATGGATCAACGATGGGCTTATTGAGCTGGATGGAGCTGCCCCGGGTTCTGGTGTAGTGGTCAATATCCGCCGCATTATGGACAAAGACGAGCCGGCTGTTGACTTCGAGGACGGAGAGATTCTGACTGAAGCTACTGCAGATCGCGGACTTGATCATCTGTTGAACTCAATCCATGAGCTATTGGATGGCTATGGATTCGAGAGTATTCGGACTGACATGAATCTGAACGGGAACCTTATCCGGAATCTAGGAGAGCCCACTGAACCAACAGATGCAGCGCGGCTGTCGGATATCAGAGAATCAGCCAGTGCTGCCGTTCTCCGGCAGGAGCTGCAGTCAAGCGATCCAGCCCAAGGCTCCGACCTAATCGCCCACACCGGAACCTCTGACACAGTGACTGAGGCGCTTGATAATCGCGTAATCCGCGTATCTTCCCGCACCGAAATGAAAGCCTATGACGTTTCTGCGGGGTACCAGTTCAGCCTTGAGGAAGGTGGGCGGTCAGGTATTTTTGTGGTTAAGAGTGGCACACCTCCTAGTGATCCGCTGGAGGGGATTTATGTTGTTTTGAGTAACGGGCAATATGCAGAAAGGACCGGATTTGAAAAGATAGACATTCGTTGGTTTGGTGCAGTAAAAGATGAGACTGGTGTTGACTCTTATGCTGCTATACAAGCGGCCATTGACATTGTTCCGCTGATAAATAACAACGGAGGTTTCCGTTATGGTCAGGAAGTTGTTTTTCCCGCTGGAGAGTATGAAACCTCTCAGCAGATTAACATTTATAGTGCAGGTGTTAGACTGGTTGGTCAGGGCTCTGTAACGTCAGTCATAAAAGCGCAGACTGGCTTCACTGGCGACGCGGTAATTTACGCAACTCCACCAAACACTACAGCTACTCTTGTTGGTCATGGAGTGGTTGGCCTTGGGATTGACTGCAACCTGCAAGGCTGTGATGGATATGTCGGTGAAATGCTCTATGACAATATCTTGTTTGATGACTTTAGGATTAGTCAAATTGCAGCGGCACAATCCGGCTTTGTGTCTCAGTTAAAGCCGGGTCACACACTGCCTGTAAACCAAACTGTCAGCATTAGAAAGTTGTTTTCAAACAAAGTTACAGAGGCGGGGACGGTTCCTTCTGTCATTATCAAGAACACTCAAGAAATTATGGTGCAGGAAAGCAAGGCATGGAACTCAAATGTGGCCAGCTCTGGAGACCAGCCTGCATGGTTGATTGATAGTTGTAGATCGCTAACTATGATTTCTTGCTCTTACATTAATAGTAAGATTGGCTTGCGTGTAACCACCACGGATAGAAGCTGCGATCAAATACAGATAATTGCCCCGCTATATGAAAATGTTGGAACTCCAGTAAAAATTGATTCTGGCGCTGGAACTCTGCCTATTGACAACTTTTATCATAGCAGCCCGAGGCACCAAAACGCTGGCGGCGATGGATACGATATTGACAGGACTAGGACGAGTTTTCTTGAGACAAAAAGCATGGCTGTTACGCTTGGTGCAAACTCTGAGACAACTACGGTTGCCACGAACAGTTTACCGTTAGTAACGGATAACGGCACTGACAACATGAGAGTTTCAATTCGTAATGCCGTTAACGACTTTGAGCAGTTTGGTCACAATCTTTCAATACGGCCCGGTAATGATGAATTTTTCCGTACTGGCGCGACAGCTAACGAATTGGGCGGGACGGTGTTTGCGGGCTTCTTAATCGGTGGCTCTTATACCTTTAAACAGGTTTTCGCTGGAGCCTCTGACAGTGCAGGGACAGGCTTTAGGCAGCTTAGGATAACAAATTAGTTTGATGCTGGACGATAAGCTAAAGGAGATACTTCAAGCCACCCGAATTCGCCTGCCCTTGCTGTGGTGAGGCGCGGATAAAGGAACAGAAGATGAGACAGATAACCAAGATCATCATCCACGCAGCCGACACGCCCGCCGATATGGATATTGGCTCGGCTAGAACAGCAGATTAGTTAACAATTCAGGAGGCAGTATGATTCGCCAGATGTTTCTGGATTATGCTGCCCCCGCAGTGGCCGCTGCCACATTGGGGGTAGTAGGCACATTTACACTGGGGCACTCCGAGAGGATTACAGTGCTCGAAACAGATAACAAGAACTCAACAGAAATACAGAGGGAACTGGTCCGTAAGGTAGACAACCTGACTCGCATAATGGTCCGGGTTGAAACCAAGATAGAGGAGCGAGAGAGGTATGAGCAAGGGGCACGTTGACGATCTCGGTAAACTACACGGTATGCTTACCCGGTACTACAACTACCGGCTAGACACTGTGCTCAAGGACGCCGAGAAAGAACATGAAGAAGACGAAGAAGAGAACTTCGTTATGCCGCTGTCGCCGGCTGAGCTGACAGCAATGAACAACTTTCTGAAGCAGAACGAGGTTACCGCTGATGCGGATACCGACGGAGAGCTTTCCGAGGTACAAAAGAAACTCAGAGAGATGCGCGAAAAAGGCAAGAACAAGCTACGCGCCGTGGGAGACTAATCTATGGCTGACAAAGAATCGGGGGTACTCGCCCTACAGAGGTGGGAAGACCTCAAGGCAGTGCAGGACTACTACCCTCGCTTCCGTGACTTCTTGTACGATGGCATCACTCAGCTCATGGGCTTCACCTGTACAGACATTCAGCTAGACATTGCTGAGTTCATGGACCTTGATAGTCACAAGTTCAAGATGATTCAGGCGCAGCGGAGTCAGGCGAAGACAACTATCGCCGCCTTCTATTGCGTCTGGAACTTGATCCATGATCCCACTAAGCGGGTACTGATCTTCTCTGCCGGCGCTACAATGTCCAGTGAGATCAGTGGCTGGATCATTCAGATCATCCTGAGCTGGGACATTCTTGCTCCGCTGAAACCAGACCGTCAGGCTGGTGACCGTGCAGGTATCGACGCCTTCGACGTGCATCACTCTCTGAAGGGTCCTGAGAAGTCGCCCAGCGTAGCCTGCCTCGGAATTGAGTCTAACATGCAGGGTAAGCGGGCAGACATCCTGCTGGCGGACGACATCGAATCCAGCAAGAACTCCCGTACACCGGTACAGCGCGAGAAGCTCATGCACTACAGCCGAGACTTTACATCCATCTGTCAATCAGGTGAGATTCTTTATCTCGGTACGCCGCAATCTGGCGACAGTATTTACAACAGTCTCCCGGGCCGGGGATTCAAGATCAGAATCTGGCCGGGTCGATACCCAACAGAAGAAGAGCTACCGGGCTACGGGGACAACCTCGCGCCTCTAATCAGAGAGCGGCTTGAGAATAACCCCTCACTGCAAGAAGGAGGCGGACCTAGTTTAAACCGCGGTAAGCCCACTGATCCGGTCCTTCTCCCGGAAGAACTTCTGGTCAGCAAAGAGCTGGATCAAGGTCCGAGCTACTTCCAACTTCAGCACATGCTGTGTACTGATCTGACGGACCAAGAGAGGTTCCCTCTGAAGATCAGGAACCTGATGGTGTACCCGCTTGATCTTGAGCAGGCACCGGGCAAGTTCGTGTGGCAACCCACCCCAGACCATCTGGTGAACCGGGCTGCACAGTCAGCATGCACCGAGGACTTCTACAGAGCTGTCCCTATCGGTAGCGACTACTTCGAGTATACACACAAGCTGATGTACGTTGACCCTGCTGGCGGCGGCCAGAACGGGGACGAGACTGCATACGCTGTAGTCTATGCTCTGAACGGTTACCTGTTCCTAGTGGACATGGGTGCATTCCCTGGCGGCTACTCAGAAGACGTGTATGCCGGCCTGAGCGCCATTAAGGAGGCCTTTAATGTACGAGAGGTCTGCGTAGAGGAGAACTACGGTAAGGGCGCTTTCGCAAAGATGTGGCACCAGTTCGATCCTACCATCGGAGCCACCGACGTATACGAATCCGGCCAGAAAGAACTCAGGATCATTGAGCGGCTGGAGTCAGTAATGTCCCGGCACCGGGTAATTATTAACGAGTCTCTGCTCCAGAAGGACGTAGACCTCTGCAAGAAGTACCCGACCGAGAAGCGCAGCGTGTATCAGCTCTTCTTCCAGATGCAGAAGATCACCCGCGACAAGGGTGCCCTGATCCACGATGATAGACTGGATGCCTTTGCAGGCGCTGTGCGTCAGCTTATGGACATGATGGCGGTGAACGAAGATCAGGCTATCGCCAAGAAGCGAGAGCAAGAATTCAACGACTGGATGCGCGACCCGTTCGGCACAGGCGTTAACCCCTACAACATCCCAGCAAGCAGCGGCCCAAATATGCTGGCGCATGTCAGACCGAGTAGAAGGAGATAATATGCCACAGTTTACTATCAAAGACCGTATCGAGATTACCGACATGCCTCGGGACTCAATGAACCAGCTCCCGGGTATCCGGCAGAAGCTAGTGCAGCTCCGGAACTCAGCTCGACTAAGCAAGAGCATGGCAGCTAAATACCGTGAGACTCTGCAGTTTCTCTTAGACAGCCTCTCAGAGCCCTCAGACGGACCGGAGGACAAGGGGGCACCTACGGCACCAGTGCAAGCTAAAAAGCCTGCACAGAAGACGACAGGCCCACGTAAGGCTACTGCACGAGTAGATAAGGCGAAGGTATGAAGTGGCCGACATTCTTACTCGCCCTCTCTATACTCGCTGGCTGCTCCTCGAATCCATTAACAGGGAGTACTCAGGGACAGGAAACCTCGCAGGAGCAGGAGACGGCCCTGAGAGTCTCTGCACGGGACGTTCAGGAACAGAGTAATACCAACACAGCGGTAACTACGAACGAGTCCTCACAGGAGGCCCAGACGGCTACAGGAGCCGCTGTGAAATCTGGCAAGATAGATTCAGTGACCTCTGAGGTGCTGAACACAACTAATAACGGCATTCCGATCTGGTGGTTCATTGCGGGCTCACTGGTATTTGGAATGATACTACCACAACCGAGGTTTATCCGATGGCTATTCTGAGAGACGAATTCCCTGTAACTGAACTTACTCCTGCTCTTGACCTTCGTGGCGAGATCAGTAGACTGCATACCGTGATCAATCGCAATACCCCAGAGCGCGGTAGGCAGATCGAGAACGAGGTAGCTGCTATCTCTGGCACGGTCCTAGAGGCCCCAGCAGACGCTGTAGTACCTAGTACACTTGCAGCCTATGCAACCTACCCTGAGCTGCGAGACTTCCGTAGGAAGCACGAGATGGCTGTAGATCATGCTGCTGCCCATGGCGGTGCAGAGGTTCAAGCTGATGTTTTGGCTCAAGTTGAGTACTTGCTTACTGAGCAAGGCTGGGTGCCTGCAGCTCCTGCACCTTAATACAAACTAGATACAGAACTAGATAATGCCAGTAGACGTACTGGAAGTCCTCCCCGCCCTCTTGGTATAACCTACGGCGGGATGGGCGACACTAACACCACAGCCTAAATTTGTACTCTGGCTGTTTTAACTTCAACCTTCGAGGTACACATGAACAAGATGAAAATTGCAGTATATAGCCCCGGACGTATCTCTT